GAGATACCTTTTAAGAAGTAAATACAAAAGGAAAGTTCCCTCTTAATTGTCAGACAATTCTATCGGCACTCCCTCGGGACTCCGTCCCTCGGTCGTTCACTCCCTCGGGCGTCGCCCGCAGTCGTTCACTCGCTCGCCTTTCGGCTCGCTCGAATGGCTCGTGTGTCCACTCGCTATTGATACATTTGTTCTACACCACATATAACAATAATTTGTTAACACTCTGTTCATAATTTATACTTTATTTGTTAACAATTACATGATACAATAAAAGAAAAACTCAAGGAGATATAAAGAAATGAAAAGACCTAAAGACGGCATTATAAATAGTAAGCTAACACCTTATGAAATGTTGGAACACGCAATGCTTTTACAAGCGGTGGCTGATATCAAAACGACAACATGGTATAAAGTGCCACCGGATGGCATGAAGTGCTCATATAAAGAAGGACTTGAAGCAGTTGACTATATTGTTTTAGTCCTTAGACAGAATGCTTATAGTGTGGATTCAATAGCAAAGATTTTTAGAGAAATTGCACCACATAACTACAAATATGATGTGATTAAAGAGAGATTAGAAAAGAGAGGTATCGAGTTATGAAACAGACAGAAATTCAAGCAAAATATTTCACACGTTGGCATTATGATTCTATCGAGTCCACTTCAAGCAAGTCCGACTATATCGCTCGTGTCGGCAAACTTGCCAACGTTGCAAACAAGCGCGCCAAAACATTAACAACTGCAATATCAAAAGGCAGAATCACAGAAGATAGAACAGCACTTTTCAGATATCAAGACGCGGTTGATTACTTTAACAAACACGTTTCTTATAACGCTTCTTATGTGTCAACGGGCAAGGCAGTTTATAAAGATTTTTCAATTCGTGAGCTGAGAGCACTTGAAAACAAGCTTTTGCATTATCTCGAAGCAAAAGCTTCAACTGCAAGAGGCAGTATTGAAGTAGAAAACAAGCGTGTTGCAACATTTGAGGAACGTTACGGGGTTGATATATCTAAACTTAACAAAACTATTCGTGACAAGCTTTTTAATACCTTGCATTATTTGGCAGATAAAAAATATGCAAAGCTTTCAAGTGATCAAATTGTTACACTGTTAACAGAGGCAATAAATACAAACAATAGAGAGGGCTTGCAAGAACTTTTTAAGGCATCTGAAGAATTATACCCAAATTTAAAAGATCAAGCTGAGTTTAGAGTTGCGATTATACAAAATAGTTCGCTATCATGGAAAGATAAAGCACGAGAATTTAAAGCGGCAAACAAACTATACAAGAGCAATCGAGCGAAGCCAAAACCAAAGTCTATAAAACAGGAGTTATAAAATTATGATAGTTCAATGTTTAAATAGGTCAAATCAATATGATAATATAGAAGTGAAGTCAGTGACGGACTATGTGCCGTCACACGGCTTTTCTTTGCATAAACCATTAGGCAAAAAGAAAGACAGTCCTTATTATATTGATCAATTTGGAACTTTTGACATTGAAACCACTTCACGTACTCGAATTGAGAAAGATGATCAAGGCGAAGAAGTGACAAAGCCTATTGATGCTTTTATGTATGTCTGGTCGGCGTGCATTGACGGGGAAGAAGTTCAAGGCAGATATTGGAAAGATTTTCTTGTTTTACTTGATAAAATTCAAGCTTACTACAAAACTAATGAGTCACGTTATTTTGTGATTTACGTTCACAATCTTCCTTTTGAATTTTCTTTTATGATTGGCTATTTAAACGACTATAGCGAAGTGTTTGCCACTGGTAAACGAAAGCCGCTTGTATGGCGATTAAAGAAACGCGGCATTGAACTGAGGTGTAGTTATAAGCTCACAAATATGTCGCTTGACAACTTCACGAAAAAAATGGCGGGATGTACACATATAAAAGCAAAAGGTGATTTGGACTATTCACTTATCAGGCACAATGAAAGCTATATCAATCCTACCGAGTGGGGATATATCATCAATGATACACTAGGTTTGTGGGAAGCAATAAGATACATGCTTACAAAAGATGGAGATAATATTGCAACTGTACCTTTAACAAGTACATCTTATGTACGCCGTGATATGAAAAGAGCTATAAGAAAAGGCACTACCACCCGACTGCTAAAGAAAAAGCTTGCTTTAACAGATAAAACGTATAAACTTTTGAAAGAAGCTTTTCGCGGTGGCGATACTCACGCCAATATGATAAAGTGTGCGAAAATATATCATGACGTTTATAGTTTTGATGCATCGAGCATGTATCCAGCTATGCTTCTTTTGATGAAATTTCCTGTGACAGCATTTGAAAGAATGCCCGTAACATCAAAATGTTTAAAGTATATAAAAAGTAAAAATCTTGCATGGATAGCACAGATAAAGCTTACGAATGTAAGACTTAAAGAAGACCAATACAATCCGTACTTATCAATAAGTAAATGCCGTAACTTGCAAGGGGTAGACCCCGACAATGGCAGAGTATGGAAAGCGGCAGAGCTAGAAACAACTGTTACAGATATTGACTTTTCTATAATTGAAGACTGTTATGATTTTGACAGTATTGAAATTATAGAAGATACACTATATACGGCACGCTATGGATATATCCCAGATGATGTACGAAGTGTAATAATGGAGTACTTCACGGCAAAAACAAAACTTAAAATTGCGGTAAAGCACACCGCGCCAAATAGTAAAGAAAGGGAAGAAGCAGAGTATGACTTAATGAAAGCTAAAAATAAACTAAACGGTATTTATGGAATGGCTGCAACCGACCCTATACATCCTATTATGTTGTACTTGGAAAACGAATGGCAAGAATTTTCATATGCAATGTATGAAAATGATATTGCATACAAAGAAAAAGTTGACGCAAGCGGCTTTTCGATTCCTGATGAAAAGAGCATTGCAGAGCAAAGTGAAAAAAGTGTATTGCCTTATGTTTGGGGGGTATACACAACTGCACACGCAAGAAAACATTTACGTAGAATTTTAGCATGTGCAGAAAGCTCATATATTTATTGTGATACAGATAGTTGTAAAGCAACTAACTTTAATTTTGACAAACTGACAGAATTAAATAATTGGATATATGAGCTATGCGAAAAAACTAATACTTTTGTTGACATTGACGGTAAAAAATATTATATTGGCTATTTTGACTGTGAAAGCGATGTGAAGTCAGAAAACAAGTATGAACCTGAATACAAAGATTTTAAAACATTAGGTGCAAAAAAGTATTGTTTCAATGCATACAAAGAAACAAAAGATACAACTTATTTTGGCTGTACCATATCAGGAGTTAAAAAAGCAAGGGGGGTAGAAGTGATTAAAAACCTTGATAACTTTAGAGAGGGGTTCAAAATAAAGAATAGTGGTGGTTTCCAAATCTGGTATAATGATAGTGATACAATCACAAAAACAAAAGTTGTTGATTATCAAGGTAAAGAAGCAATAACTGAGTATACAGGTTATAGTTGTATGATAGCACGTGATTATGAAATAGGCTTATCAGATGACCAAATTAAAAATTATACTATTATTGATGAAATAGCCGAATAAATAACGTTTTACTTGCAAAACTTTAATAGATTTGTTAATATATACTTGTAAGGAAAACTTACACAAATAAAGAAAGATGAGGATAACGAAAATGAAAATTGAAAGACAGTCAAGAGATTTGGAGAAGAAAGAACTTTTTAAGCTTGCAAATGACAATCATCTGCTCATGAAGAATTTGCCAGATGATTCTGTTATTAACGTTGCAGATTATGTAAGATATACAACCGATGACGGAAAGGAAGTAGCAGTTTTTTATCACACAAACACCGAAACAGGCGAAGTAGTAACACTTGCTACCTCAAGTCCAACTGTGATTAAGACTGCTGAGAGTGCGTTTGATTTTATGGAATCATACGCCTTATCTTTCAAGCTGACACGCTCAACAAGCAAAGCAGGGCGTACTTACATGAACTTTGAGCTTATTTAAATAATGGTTGGGTGGCAGAGGGAAGAAATACAAGTTGTTCAAGGGTGAGTCTCACAAGCTCACCCCTTTTAAATTTAGAGAGGTGCAAATATGGGACTTTATAAAGAAAACGGGTATTTGAATTATAAATATATTTGTGATGTTGGACAACGCTACATAGATATAATAGGCGGAAGAGGTATCGGAAAATCACACTTAATAGTTGATATATGGAATGTAAGTAAGTCACCAATTTTGTATGTACGTAGAACAAACGTTGCACTTGAAAATAGTTTTTCAACAATTGGCGACTTTGTAAAACCTGATTGGTTTGGAAAAGATATTCGATTGAAATACAATGACAAAAAAGGCTATGGAAAAGCCTACTTGACAGATGAGGACTTGCAAAACGATAAACCTTTTATAGTTGGTGTTTCATTGTCTACTTTTCAAAACAAAACTGGTATAGATTTCACCCGCTTTTATGATGTAATTTTTGACGAATTTATACCACAAAAAGGGGACCGACCTATAAAAAATGAGTTCCAGGCTTACAAAAATATCATGGAAGTTCTTTTCAGAAACCGCCCCTATGCAGAAACGGAAAAAATTAGAACGTGGTTTTTTGGGAATTCCAACGCCATTATGTCTAACATTTTAATCGGATATCGACTTATTCCCGACTGTTACAAAGCGGTGAAAGAAAGAACAGAGATTACGCAAGTAGACAGGTGTGAGACAACACTTATACTTCCGTTTAACTCTCCTGTATCAGAGAAAAAGAGACAAAACGCTTTTTATAGAAACCTGCCTAAAGGCAGAGCGAAAATGGAACTTGATAATGAATTCATGGATTTGGAAGATGACAGAATACGTCACCAAAACTTAAAAGAGTATACGCACGACATGAAAACACCTCTGTTTTCAGTTTGGATGCATAAGTCAGATTTTAAATTTTACGTGACTAAACCTATGCGTGCACATTGTGATGATGTTTTTGATGCTTCGCCTTCATCACTAGAGAGATGGCAAAGCAGTAGTAAAAAGTATTTGAAACCAATGTTTATAAGTGGTGACATAACATTTTCAGACTATGAAACACAGTGCGATTTTTTGGCATCTTTTGATTGTGTATCATGGTATGATATTTTATAAAGTTGTAATTGACAAACAATAATATAAATGGTATATAATATATAAAGGCGGTTGCACTATCCAAACACTAGCCAGTGTGTGCGAGTTGGGGACAACAAACAAACCGCCTATTACTGCTGTATAGCGTAGATGGTTAGCGCGTGTGACTTTGAATCACAAGGTAACAGTTCGATTCTGTTTGCAGTTGTCAACAAATAAAGAAAAGAGGTAAAGATATGAAAATTGATGAAATTTTAAAGCTTGTAAACGCCGGTTATACTAAAGAAGAAATTGACAAGCTTGATGTTACAGAGCAGAAGACAGAGCAGAAGACAGAGCAGAAGACAGAGCAGAAGACAGAGCAGAAGACAGAAGGTTTTGACTATGACAAATTTGCTGAGTCACTTGTAAAAGCACAGCAGATTGCAAACGGCAAAACTAATTTTGGCGGCTCAAACGAAAAGACAGATATTAGTAAATTTTTCTAAGGGGGTAGACTATGGCTAGTTTAACTTATACGCAAATTTCTGCGATTCTCAATACCATGTACGAGGAATACACCGGTAGGAAAACTGGACAAAATTTAAGTTTTGGACAAATGCAGAATACTTTTAAAATGGGGCTTGATCGCGAGGATGACAACCTCTATCAGATTATTCCTACAGTTCTTGCAAAAACGATCTTCTCAATTCGACCATATTCCAGAAAGCTTTCTGGTATGGTTTGGGATAATGAACGATATGGAAACTATATTCGTAAATTTACGCCTATCGTTAACGATTCCAACATTGATAATGATGAATGGAATGTAAACGTTGAGCTTGCTAAACCAGAAGCAAGTCAAGACTGGAAAGCAGGAACAAAGCCCGTAAAGTATGATGTACTTCTTACAATCGCAAGTGGCGGACAGACTTTTGCACGGAAGTATACTATTTATAAGAATCAGCTCAATGCAGCGTTTGATTCAGAGGCAGGAGTTGCGTCATACTTCTCAATGTTAATGACTGAATTTTCAAACATTTATGAGATTGATCTGGAGAATATCGCCCGTGCGCAGCTTGCCAATTTGGCTATTATTTTGGCAGATGCAGGAAGCGCCAGCCCGACACCCGGAAACATGTGCAAGGAAGCACAAGTTTTCCATGCGTTAACAAAGTATAACGCTGAGACGGGTCTAGCCATGACAGCAAAAACAGTCATGAATCCGGCTGATTTCCGACCATTTATGATTTGGCTTAGCGCTGAAATGAAGACGTTGAAAGAAAACCTTGCAGTTCGAGGCACACGTTTTCACGGAGATTTTAATGGAAAAGTTGTAAACCGGCACACGGATGCAGCTGACTTAAGATTTTATCTGGTATCAAAATTTGGAAATTACTTTGAGGCAAATGGCAGTGAGTTTTTCCATCCAGAGAAAGCGGAGTTAGGCGATTATGAGAAAGTTACGTTTTGGACAGACCCAGAGAAACCTATGACTATTAAGGGAAGCGCGGAAGGCGTAAAGGTAGACGGTACGAGTAAGTTTACACTTGCAAACAAGACTGTTGAAAACGTTCTGGGAATCATGATGGATATTGACACGTTAGGAATTGTGCCAATTGATCAATGGAGCGCGGTGGAGCCTTTAAATGCAAGATTTGGTTTTAGAAACGGCTGGAATCATTACACTTTCAAGACTCCGGTTGATTTCACAGAAAACGCAATTTTGATTTTGCTTGATTAAACATAAGGGGCACTATGCCCCTTTCTTAAATAAGGGGGTATTATGGCTTTTGAAGTTAAATTTGGAAAATCAGACAAAAGAATAAATAGTACAAAAATTCCTACTTTTTCTGATACTGTATCATGTGTGTTAAAACATGGTACAAGTGTAGAAAAACCAACTTTTATTTTGCAGGCTGTAGCACCTTTTGATTGGAATGTTGCGTACTGTGAAACGTTTGGAAGATATTATTTTGTCAATGATGTTACATATGTAGAATCTACATATGAAATTTCATGTACGTGCGATTATCTGGCCAGTTATAAAGATGAAATTTTGAGTAATACACAGTATGTAACTCGCTCAAGTAGTCTTTTTGATAGAGAATTATCTGATACTCTTTTCCCTACTTCCTCTAGTACAACTATACAGCAAGCTGTATCAAGTAATTTTGGTTTTTCCAATGCCGGAAGTATAATACTTACAACGGCGGGACAAAATGGAAATGCCTTCCATGCCTTAAGCCCAGCACAGTTTTCCTCATTGTGTAATTATTTATACTCATCAACTTTTATCGATGCCCTCACGGACTGGACAAAAATAGGTGATGTAATTACAAAACAAGTTTTTAACACGCAAGACTATATTATATCTGCTTGTTGGGTTCCTGTCTCAATAGGTGGCGGCAGTGATTCTATATCACTAGGACCTATTCCTGGATGTGGAAGTGGCACAGCAATTTCAAATGGCAAGATTTGGGGGAATGTCGTTACAGTTACAGCCCCTAATCATCCGCAAATGGAAAATTTTGATTATAGAAACGTTGAACCATTTTCAAAATATACACTTGCTATTCCATATATAGGAACTATTCCTATCGATGGAAGTTTTATAAAATCAGACAGAACAATATCAATTGGAATGCAAATGGATATAAACGGAAATATCAGTGCAAGCGTTTTTAATAGTAAAGGTGTTTTTGGTTATTATTTCGGAAGTGCAGGCGCTAACGTTGGTTTTTCTAGCCGTTCTAGCAATTCAGGTGGAAATATTGTAGAAGGTGCAGGTGGTTTAATTGCAAGTGCTGTAACTGGAAATGCTTTAGGTGCTGTTAGTGGCGTTCTTTCTTTAGTTGGCGGATTGATTTCAAGCAATGTTACTTCAAGCGGTTCGAGTGGGTGCGTATCACAAGAAAATTTTTGTACACTAACATGTCGATTCTTTACGCAAAAAACAGTTGATGCTAACCACTTCGGCAGACCGCTTTGTAATCCTGTTTCACTTTCGGGATTGACTGGGTTTGTAAAGTGCGAAAGTGCAGATGTTAGTTGCTCTGCAACTGAGAACGGAAAAGCAGTTATCAATGATTTTTTGAATGGGGGTATGTTTATAGAATGAAACCTTTTGAATATAGTGGCTATTATGTTGGGGAAGGTGTATCAAGTCCTATTATTAACGAGTATGAGTCAAGGCAAAATCCAAACATAATTCATATTAACAATACCTGGGACTATGCAACATACTTCAGATACTTTTTGCAACGTGCTGAAAGTCTTATACTTTTTGACGGTATGCCTAAAAACTGGGCGAAAAATTATATCTATCCTCTTTTGTTTTTAAAAGGTAACTTTTGCGTTATGAATACAGCCAAATTTGGAATCATACCTCAACACGGATCACCTTATGGCTTTGATGTGCAGTATCAGCCTACTAACTATGTAGTAGCTAACCCCGCTTTTGACGCAACTTTTAACGGAGATTTGGTTATAGGCGAAGATTGCGAAATTGTAAAGTTAACACCTGATTGGTGCGGCATTGGCGACTTGATAAATTCATATGCGCAAAGAGTGGCTATGACTTTATCAAATCATGACGTTGCAAGCGCTCTTGCAAAGTTTGGCTTTATTTTTACAGCCAAAAACAAAAGCACAGCGGAAACTTTTAAAGTTGCTTTTGATGATATCATGTCGGGACAACTAGCAGTTGTAATCAATCAAGCTCTTTATGATAAGGAAACGGGTAAACCTCTATATGAATTCTTTAACAACGATATCGAAAAATGTTATAATGTAGTTAAGGCAGCGTTGGAAAGCGTTGAAAATCTCAAACACGCGTTTGATATGGAAATTGGTATTTACACGGCACCTGAGAAGAAAGAGCGCATGATAACAGATGAGGTAGAAGAAAGCAAAAATGCTATCATGTCAAAGTGTGAGTTGTGGTTGGAAACTATTAACGAGTGTTTGGAAAAAGTAAACAATCATTATAACCTTGACATTCGCGCACGTTTGCGGTATCCTAACAATAGAGGGGGTGAAAGTAATGAGAGCTATAATTCCAATAGCGACTCTGTATGACTATGATAATAGTATCTTTACGGATGTCTATGTTAAAGGTATTTCAAAAGATCAACTAATTGAACATTTTTTGCTATCATATGGAGACTTGACACCTATTTATCAAGACCCCTCGTATTTAAGGAGACATGTTACAAGTGTAGCACGTTCTTTGCAATGGACTATTGACCACTTGTGGGAAGTAACACAGCTTGAGTACAATCCAATAGAAAATTATGACCGAATGGAAAGTTGGACTGACAGCGGAAATGGCACTTTTCAGAAGGGGAAAGTTGATACAGAAGAAACGTTTAATAAAGGCAGCATCACAACAACTTTTGGAAAAGTTTCTGACAATACTCACAAAGTTGCAGCTTTTAATTCTTCAACTCCTGAAGTTGCCAACACTGATAACACGACTGACAGCGGAAGTGATTCACAGACTTTTGGAGCTGATACCTCACACGGAAGTGTTACCAATGGTTTGGATGAGTCAACAACAAACGGAACTCATGATGGAAGAATTCATGGAAACATTGGCGTTACTACTTCGCAACAAATGATGCAAGCGGAAATTGATTTGACTACAGCTTACAATTATCTTGATAAAGTTTGCGAGCTGTATGCAAATAGACTTTTGATTGGAGTGTGGTAAGATGGAAATTATGAACGCAATAGCGCAAATTGCGCAAATGGTTGGTGTGCCTTGCGTATGCCTTGGCGCGGTAATGTGGTATGTGAATGCACTTGACGTGCGGCAACGTGAGGAAAGAAAGACCTGGTATGAAAAGCATGACGCTGAGAGTACCAAATGGGTGGACGCATTGAACAATAACACAAAGGTGATTACAGAGCTGTTAACAATAGTAAAAGATAAGGAGGATTAAATTATGATTTATGATATCCCTGATAAAAATGTTGCTTATATTGCTAAGGCTAGAGAGCTTTACAAAAACCGTGACAAGTACGCTTACCTTTACGGGGCGAAGGGGCAAAAATGTACTCCTGAGGTTTTTGAGGCTTTATGGAGTGCAGAGCCAAATTATTTTAAGAAGTACAACACACAGCAGAAAGCACAGATTAAAGCGTTCTGTATGGGAAAGATACTGATTGATTGCAGCGGTTTTATCAATCTTGTTACTGGAAAATTTATGTATTCGACTGCCTATATAAACAATTGCACTAATGTGACGACTCCTGACAAGACTAAAGATGGAGATTTACTGTATACAACTTTTGGCGGTAAAGGAAGGCACATAGGGCTTGACATTGGTCATGGTTTTTTCATGCATTGTGGAAAAGAGCTTGAGACAATTTCAATCGGTGTGATTGATGGATTTGGTTGGGAAAAAGGGGGTAGACTATGAAGCTTTATGTTGCCGGAAATGTTATTGAAGTTACCTTTGATGTTGATGAGCCAACGCAATCAGGTTTTATAACGCTGCCAGATGGGTACAGTTATGAACAAGTTAACGTTATACTTGCATCCAATTGTTATCCCGTGCATCGCCTAAGTTCAGGTACTCTGGGAACAAGAACTTTTCCACCTGTTAACTCAAAATCACCATGCCAATTTGCATATGCAATTCTTGATCGTACCAAAGCAGCATCTTTTCGTGCTATAATAGAGAAATTTGGACAAATCCCTGATATCCATTATTTTGATAAAGCATTTGAGCCTATTCTTGTTACAGGTGAGGACGGTAACGAGTATAACGTGATTCCATCAGATCAATTCAAGTAGGGGGTATACAATGGCATTTTCTAATTTTCCTTATACCGACTTTCACAATTTAAATCTTGATTGGATCCTCGAGACAACTAAAGATTTAAACACAAAGTGGGATGATTATTACAAGCAGTGGAATAAGTGGCAGCAGGACGTACAAAACTACATTGATAATCTTGATTATATTGGTGCTATTGACGCATACCTTGACGGACTGAAAAACAGCGGTGAATTGTCAGATATTATTGATACATGGTTAACAGACTATGGATTGATTACAATTGGCGATTCGTACGGGGAAGGGTACACGCCAGACGGCATGGTTAAACCGTGGTGTGATATTTTGCATGAGAAGTATTTTTCAGATGCTAGCTTTTATGTTAATAAAAGTTTGGGCGGTAGCGGTTTTGGTGCAAATACTCACTTTTCTGCGTTGCTGACACAAGCTATTGCTACGCTGACTGATAAACAAAAGAAACAAGTTAAGTATGTTGTTGTTGCAGGCGGTTGGAACGATCAATTTGTTGCAGGTTCGCTTATTAACAGCGGTATTAATGATACAATTGCTTTAATGTCTCAATTGCCAAACGCAACGCTTTACATTGGTTGGATTGCGACACCTATCATCGGTTTTACTAGTGTGGCAAAACAAAAAGCATACGATGAAATTAAAACTTTATATGAAACTTACTGGGGAAAGTATAAGTTTTTGAGTGGTGCTGATAGTGCTTTGCGTTGGCCTGGTGTACTCGCATCTGATAACATTCATCCTAACGCAAGCGGGCAGGCGTCAATTGCAGATATGATTTATAAGGCAATGGACGGGTACGCAAGTTGGAATAGAAGGGGCGATTTTGCACTTGATGGTACTGGTTGCACACTGAATGACTATAAGATGAATGTTGTGTTGACTAATACCAACGCACATTGCAGCTTTAGTCATGTGGCGAGTTTCCTTGATCTGGCTTTCAATCCAGCAAAGAATTTCACAAGTACCGCTATCAAAGTTATGAGTCATAATCTGACGTTTGTAAATGCGCAAAGTATTTGCAATTGTAATGCGATTATTCATGATAACTCCGGTTATCATCAATGCATGGCGGTTCTTACTATCAATCCATATGATGCTACACAGTTAGATAGTGGTGCAATTTATCTCCGTTTGGTTGATGTAAGCGGCAGTGGGTACGCTAGCTATACAAGCGTGGATGAGATACAGTTGTATGGTGTCGAATTTAATATTGCACTGAATTAAAAAGAGGGGCTTGAACCCCTCTTTTCTTACTTAGAACGTTTAGGAATTAAACATATTTCCCATGATAACACAATATAGTACTCTCTGTATGCACTCAAAACTTTATCTATTACAACATCTGAAATTACGTCGATTCTATCAATTCCTTTTCTAACGTCTCCTTTTGAATCACAAAACGTTACTTCCATATAAATGCTATAGTTACCTTCAAATAAATATTTCATTCTATTATACCTCTTACAAGAAAATCAAGTGTAATTTTTGCAATTTCAAGAGACTTAATATCGTTTGATGTTTCAGAATTTACTGCCTGTTCTGCTAAGTAAGCATACATTTTTCTAACGTCAATATGAAGCTTACTAACAGAATCTTCCGCCGCTATGCAATCACTGATAAGGGCTGATTTCTTTTTTGCTGTTAAATTATCCATATTATTTCTCCTTTACCCAATACTCGATTGTCATGTAGTTCTTAGAACGTTTGCCACGATAAAAGCAAGACGTCGTTCTTACAACACCTTTTCCATATCTTCCATCATAATGGTGCAAGGTTGAAACATTGTCATTCATATATCCTCGAACTTCTGCACATGTAACGTACTTATAGTTGTCAAGGCAGTAATGAAATGCATCATGATCATTAGTTTTCATAAATGGTGCAGTTTCAATTGTAGTTCTACTTTCGATTCCAAATAAATTCATAATTTCCTTCTTTCTTCCCGTGTAGCCGTTAGAACAGCTATAATATTATCTTAATGTTACTTTATATCTACGTGATTCTTTATAACCGAACGTTTCTTCTGATTTTGAATCAAACCACCCTTTTTCAACCCCTACCACTTGAATATGCTTTACGGCATAATCATAAGTTGTAAAAGAAATTACATTATTAAAATATAATTGCTGAATATTTCTAAACACATTGCTTGTGGTTTCAAAATACACGTCTTTGCGAATTATTTCAAAAGCATAATTTCTAAAATCTTTTATCAAATTGTATAAATACATATAATTGCGTCTTTTTTCATCCAACATGTCAATGTCAATGTTGGCTAGTGTTGCAAGGCTAACGTGATGCCATTCGGGATTGACGATTGCGTCATATCGTTTCCATGTTTGCTTGCACCATTGTTCACCGCCACAACGATTTCCTTGTCTATCAGCCGGACACATCATGCATTGCATAACATTGAGTACCGTTGGTTTAGTTTCTTTTACTCTAGCATTCTGATAAGCTATTGTATCATCTGCTATAACAGTATCTTTTATAGATTCTTCGCTTGTTTGCTGTTCTGGTAATGGTGCAACTTTCACGCTAATAAAATCTTCAGATGTATAATCATCGTAGTGCTTTTCATTGGCTTCCTCATTTGCTTTAATATTTTCTTCAATTGTCTTATTAAGATTGATTATATCAATTACAATATAACGGCAAAAACCTATAATTGTTTTCTTTTCAATGCCCTTATTACTGATAGTGTGCTTGTTAGTATTTGTGTATAACCATTCATTTTCCAATTCATCAAATGTTACTAGCACGTCAAATTCATTATCATTAACTTTCATTGAAACAATAAATGATTCAAAACCTTCAAGTGATGAATTGATTGAGACTCCTTGCAATGTGCAATTAAATTCATTACACATTTTATAGAACTTTCTTGACAACATATGTAAGTTTTTTTCTTCTCTTGTCATATTTACTCCTTGCTTCAAGTCTTTCCTTGACGTCTTTGTTTCTTTATCTTTATGATTATATAATACTGTATTACTGTTAACACATTATGACATAATTGTAAATAATTTGTTAACAATATATGTTTTAATTTATAAACGCTCTTGTATGTACATGCGTTCGATTTATATAATTGTCTGACAATTCAGTGGGGGAAGTGTTGTTGCGTATTCTATTTAAAAGGTATCTC